GCGCCAAGAACGGAGAAGTCCCGCTCTCGAATTGATCGCCATCTCTCCGTCCGGGCGGACAGCGGGATTGTAAGTGGTGGCGGCTTCAAGTTCCTTGATCGCTCTCTCGTAGTCCTTTAAGATGTCCTCCCGGCGTCTCACAGTGTCGAGGTAGTACCTCGCGATGATCAGAGAGGTTCGGCGGCGGTTGGAGCTGACGAGCAGCTTCCCCGCTTTGGTGGACTGGTTGATGTAAGAGTCGATCAGCGCGCAGGCGTCCTGGATCGCCATCTCGAGGCGCACGACGTTGGGCTGAGCCGCGTCCGCATCGTCGATGTTCGTGATCTGGATCGCTTCCTTCAGACCATAGGCCATAATGAAGTCGTCCGAAGTTGCCGATCTTGGGTCCGCGGAACGATCTCGCCGAGAGTAAGCTTCTCCGCTCGCGTAAGCACCGAGGTTGGACATCTCATTCCAACCAAGCTGCTCCTCAGCGGGCTTCTGAAGATTCTTCGCTTGGACTTTAAAGAATGCGCGGACGGCGTTACGACGGATCGTAGCGACGGAGGCATCAGACCTGACTGGGGCTCTGAGAGCTCGGTTAATGTCCGTAGGAGGAGTGTAGTTGACGAAGACCTTGTCACCCGGCTTAACGTTCTTCCCGAACGTGAGAGTGATCTCGTTCGTCTCAGAGTAAGCTCGGTCGGTTACTGGGATCTTCCCGTAGTTGATCGTGAAAGACGTGACGGGCACATCGACTGTGTCATCAAGAGTCTGGTCAAAGACGAGAACTCCCTTGGATTGCTCCTTGATGGTAAACTCGAGTAGCTGCGGTGCCGTCATATCTTACAGGTGAATGTGCAGGTAAGGATCTCCCTTATAGTCGGGATCAAAGCCAAGGGAAGTCCAAAAGGCGTGAGGAGAATCAAGAATTCTTACCTCAGTGATGCCATCCGGAACTTGACTAAGTAAGGTTTTTACTCCCATGAGAACGGGAGCATTATCCCCCCAATTAAGGTGTTCCCAGTCTGTGATCGTAAGGACACCGTTGAAAGTCTCGTAGGAGACGGATCCTAGGAGGACACCCGGAGGAACATCATCGTTCTCAGTAGTGACCCGAGTGAATTCAATGAAGTCTTCGTCAGGATCCGTGACGGCATCAGACGCAACCGGGTCGGTCCCGAGGAAACCTAGAGGTTGAAGAATAGATCCGAGCACTCCAGGAAAGGAGTCTAAAGAGTCGTAAACTTGAAGGGAGACGAGTCTCCTTTCTAAAGTTTCAATTCCAACTGTCTCTGACAGAATCTCTTCTGATAGGGTGTAGGTCCAAGACTTCGGGTTGTAGGGCTTAGGACCGTCCTCGTCCACCGTGTTCCACCACTCCTCAGGTCTAGTTGTAGTGTCGTCCGGGTCAATCATTTTGAAATGCTCAAAATAATCAAAATATGCTTTCTAATTAAACTTTACCCTCAATAGACCGCAAGAACGAGATGGGGTCCAGAAATTGTTTGTATGACCGTTGGAACAAAAGTTTGTCCCCAACATCAATGGCGGCGGGAATGATCTCACATGAAGTTTTTACTGTGAGAGATCCATTGATGGTTACGTCTTTACAGAAAATTGTCGATCTAGCTTGTTCTTTTACTGTTGGAGCACCAGGCACCGAACTTCCGCATCCTAATTCATCATTAGTGTTAAATTGCGGTGTATTGAACTTGTTTCCATTAGTTGAAGACATAGTTAGGCTCCTCCAAACCAGTCTGAGTCAAGTGGGTTATAGCTTTGATATGAGTAGGCTTCATCAGTTGTAGGAGCAACTTTATCCCAAATCGTTCCTTCATCCACGGGTTGCTCTCCGTCTCCGTCTGAGTCGGGTGGCTGTCGCCCGTCGTCTTGATCCTGATGAATGTGGTTAAGATCAATGTGTCTCACCCAAAAGTAAGTCCCCCTTCTTTTAAGACAAACACACAACCAATCGCTGCCGCATGGTCCTCCCTCCTCAATACACATGCACCCGATATTCTCCTCCGTTGGAGGCGGAAGTTCTCCGGAGGGATACACCGACAAACGAGTCATAGCCGAGTTCATGGGCTGCTCGGCTTTCTCGAACTCGTTAGGGTCGAAGATCGGGTCGCCAAAGTTAAGGCGGTTGGGATCTCCGTTGCGAGGGACAATAGGAACCCGTGCCTTCTTGTCTACGAGAGCTTGAGGCTGCTTTCCTTTGAGAGGAACGATCGGATAGATCCAGTCCGTCTCGGTCGGTTCTCCCGCTTGATCGAAGTCTTTCCCTTGGAGAAACTCAGGATTGACTTCATCGAGGATGAGCCTCACACGCCCGAGTTCTTCGGGATCTTCCACGTCAATGACTGTCCCGTAGGTGTTCATCATCTGACCGCTAAGATTAGCGGCCTGCTGAGCACCACGGAACGATCTGAGGAGGACTCCGGCGAGTTGGTCTACGTTGTGATTTGTTGACATGTTTCCTCTAGTTATGTCCTATCAGCGACGCTTCTTCGCGCGCATCGGGCGCTGGGAGATCTCGTACTTGGGGGTCGGGGCCGCAGTGACTTCCCGTTCGATCACGGGTTCAGGCGCGGGCGCGGGAACTTCTACCACAAACTCCTCGAAGTCCTCGTTTGCAGGCTCCTCCACCATCTCTTGAGTGATGAGCTCCTCGGCCGGTTCCTCTTTGGCGTAGGACCCGAAGCCGAAACCGCTTCCGTACGTTTCTGTCATGGTGATGATAGGTTGGTGTAGAGAGATTTTACCTTAGGCTTGCCCGTATAGCACTGGTTCCTTGCACGGAGGGATCTCGTCGCTGTGGAAGAGGTAGCGAGATCTTGTTATGAAAGGAACCTCCACGATCTTCGCCGGAGACGGGGTGATGATTCCCTCAAAATCTTGCGTCAAGATCTCAAGACCGTCCTCCGTGGTGATAGCCTCATTAGAGATCTCTGGCTTGCAGATGACCTTCTCGCGGTGGCAGAAGAACTTCGCAGGGTCAAACACCGGGTCGTCTGCAGCGGAGAGATCCGCAACGAAATAGGCATAGGCGACGGAGTAATTGGTGAACGAGGCGCTGTCAGGATCGTCCGGGAACTCGATGTTCGGGATGAGCAGGGACGGGGTGTCGTTGATTTGCGGTTCCGTAGAATCAACTGGCCTAATGCGAAACTCCTCGATGTCTTTCTCGAGGAAGCCCGTGAGAGCCTCTCCGCGATCGCCGAACTTGAAGTAGGAGCCGGGTCTCGTGCCGTCAGGGTTGAGCTTCCGCTCCTCGTACGCGTCGTAGTCGAGGATGGTGGAAAGTGTGAACGGGGAGGAGGAATCAGGAGCCTCGTAGGCCAGAGCCGCGTCCTCAAACCCGTCTTGGAGGAAAGAATCCGTCTTGCTCGTGGTGGAGACTAGGAAGTCCTCCACGTAGAACGAGGCGAAGTCGCTGAGGTCCTGCGGCGGCTCGTCGTACACCTCGTCGTAGAGAAGCGGGAGGATGTCGGTGACGGGGAGATTGGTGTAGGCCGGAGGGAGAAGGCGGGAGAAGTACGTCTGATTCGCCATCACGCTCTCGGCGCGGTTCCAGAACTTGCCGTTGCGCTGATAGTCCACCGGGAGTCGGACGAACTGGCGGTAATTTGCCACGTCGTCCGGGCCAGTGTTCTCGTCCGCGATAAGGGGATTGACAAATAGGTTATCAACTTCCGGATCCGCAATGTTGAGCACGCGGTTCTTCCAGATCCGCAGTGGGTGCAGCGAGTTCGTGACCGTGGGGCGCATCCTCCACGCCGGAGAGGAAAAGATGAGTTGGTCCAGACGCACGCGAATCGGCTCGACCGGGCACGGATAGACCGGAGCCGTCGGATCCTGGCAGGGAACGCAGAAAGGATCGATGTCCCTGTCGAAGTATCCCCCGTCAACCTCATCGGCGGGAGGTAAAGCTGCCTCAATCGTACCGTTGTCCAAAGTACAGTCAACGACAATCGGCGAAGGACCGAACTCATCGCATGGCACACAGCTTGGGGGGTCCGTGGAAGGAATGAGGATAGCTGGGTCGATGCCGATAGGGTCGTTGACCTCGTCTGTGATTTCGTCGCCGTTTTCAGCCGCGACAATGAAGATCTCGATGCTGGATGCTGTGATCAGGATGCCGTCATCGATCGGAGTCTCGCTGTATGTGCCTGAGAAAGAAGCCAGATCGGAGATGACGCACTGAATGCTGTCTGGAGACGGATAGAAGACTCCGTTGTTGTAGGCAATACAGTCTGCAGCCTCCGGGGGCTGAACGAGGTCGTACTCAGTATTGTCATAGAGCGTGCAAGTACCTACAACCCCACCATCTATGAGGGCGTTTCCGAAGTTTGGATCCTGACCATAGACGTAAATCTCCCCGTCCAAAGTGCCGCACTCCGCCCCACACTCCGTGTTGCTGAGCGGGGGTCTCAGCGGGTTGATGCCGGGCTGATATAATCCGCCGTCGACAAACTCGCAGTTGGGCGGGATGTTCGTCTCGTAATCGCAGTTGGGCTGGACGATCTCGTCGAAGACGCCATCATCAAATGACAGGAATCCGTCTCTAACCGCTCCGCTAACACAATCCTCGTCAGTCTGTCCGACGAGAGGTCTGGTCCCAACCAATCTGTCAAACTCGCCGTCGTCCGTACCCATCCATGCCGCTTCAGCTGGGATCGGGAAGTAGGTGGAGTTGTCAAGAGAAGCATCAAAGATCCACTCGACGCACGGGAAGCGAGTCTCTCCGTACGTTGTCTTAGCCTCGTACTCGAAGGTGACCTCCGACAGCTCGAGTCCGTCGAAGGCGATCGTGTAACCGTCATACCCGTCAGCTGCAGTTCCGCTCGCGGCGAGGACGATAGGATTGTCCACCCCTGTGTCGGTGTACAGAGTGGCGCCGGCTTCCCCAGCTACATCAACAACGAGATCGTCAAAGTCAATAATCCGCTCGTAGTCCTCGGGCAATCCGTCACACACCGAGAACGGGTCGCGGTCATACAGCCCGTCCCCAACACTGTTTGTGAAGACGATCGGAAAGTCGTAGTCTCCACCGTCAAGGTAGAACTGGCCCAGGGTCGCCGGATACTCGGCGTTGTCGATGAAGCAAGTGGGCGGAAACAGGAACTGAACGCCATTGCAACCGATGGGGATGCTTGTCTCTGGGCCGGGGTCGGTACCGATCTCGGCAGGGTCGTCATCGAAGTATTGTCTGAGCGTCAGAACGTAGTTTGGAGTCTCGCACACACCAAACTCGGCATCGGGCGGCTCGTAGCACTCGCGCAGGTCGATGGAGCTGTCATCAATGGTGATGATGTCGTCCGTCTCGGTGAAGAGCTCCGCTCTCCCCTGATTGAACACACCGACGTCTTCGATGGTCGTTAAAGCAGTGCTGGGATAATCGCCATTGTCAAGGAAGTCGACGGGCGGATTAGTGATCAGCGCCTCGAACGTCCCGTTGTCCGTGGTTTTTGTCGATTCTTCGGGTCCATCCGTCTCCAGGCCCAGACCGACAAATACTTGCGTTACGCAGGGGCCGTCATCGATCGAAAGCTCCTGCCCGTTCTCGAGGAGAAGCTGCTCGAGGTTCTGCGTCTCGAGTCTGATGATCTTCGTCTCCTGCGAGACGGTCGGCTGATATAGCTCGTCGCAGTCCTCGACTTTGAAGTTATAGTGATCTGTAACGTAAGGAGTGGCGGGCCCTGGCTTTAAGCCGACGAGGTCAAGCAACTCGGCGAGTGTGATCTGGGAAAGGATGTCGTCGAGACTCAGCCCCTCCTCCTCGCTGAATCCGTGGACGTCCAGCGTGTCGAAGAGGAAGTGCGAGGAGATGTGGTTGCCCTTGTTTCCCCAAACGCCGATGAACTGTGACAGCAGCTGGTCGGAAGTCCAGTCGGAAATGTCCTCCCACTCGCGCACGAAGAAGAGGAACGGCTTCGTGTCGGTGCCGTCAAGAGTAATGTGGACGCCGCTGGGTGCCGCGTCAAGGGGGCGCACGGACGTGATGCCCTGGGCGAGGTCCTGGGTGACGAAGAGCGAGGAATCCGTGCTGTTGGTCGTTGTTGCGGTGACGAGGCCGTCAAATACGTACTCCCCGCCCGCGATTAGCAGAGGGGTCTCGGAGTAGAGCAGGTCCTCGGGCTGCCCGTAAGGAACGACTTTCGTGCGTTCGTCGGAAGCGAAGACGTGGAAAGCGAAGTCCGCGGAGGCTCTTACCTCGTCGCGACGGAACGGCGCTGGCCTGTCCTCGTAGGCCTTGTCCTTATCGTATACACCAAACGTGCCGACCTGGACAGCTCTCTTCTCTGAGACAGTCTGGGGCAGTCCCTTCCACTTGTACGACCCGTCCGTCGTCGGGATGCGCTTGCCCCAGTAGCTATCTCCATTGAAGCCCAGCAGCTGTGCGTTCCAGTCCAGCTGCCCGTTGACTCTGGAGAGAACCTTGTTAAGAACTTCCTTCTGCTTGTCAGTGAAAACCTCGGGAAGGTGACCGCGAAGTTCGTACTGCTCTTTATCAAATATAGGACGAGGCATAGCTCTCAGAAAGCTCCGTTATCCGCCAGGCCGGGAAGTTGAGACAGGATCTGCTGTTTCTGATAGTCGACGTACGCTTTGCTAGCGCCTTCATCTGGGGCGTTGGGGTACACGCTCACGTCGGACTCGAGCCCTGTAATGCGGTTCCCGCGCATGTCGAGCATCCCGGTGATCTGAACTTGCGCTCCTGAGACTCTAGTATTTGCCATTGTCGAGAGAAGGGATCAACGCTGAATCCACGTAAAACTTCGTGGCAAGGTCCTCAGGCTCAATAGGGTTAGCCAGCAGGATAATCTCGGACGGAGCGACCGAGGAGTTAGAGCGGAAGAAGGTGACCGCGTCCGCGAAGATGTCTACGCCGCCGGGATTGGTCCTCAGCGTGCGATCGAGCGGATCGTCCAGAAGTTCGGCATCTAGGATCACGTTCCACCCGGGCTCGAGCTCAACGTAATCCGGGAAGATGATCTCTGCTCGGTTAATCTCGCTTTCCAGGAGGAAAGTCTCCGAGCTGAGCTCGAGGTACATGCTCTCGCTGGCCGTAGGCGGCGCCATGTAGCGAGTGGAGTACTCCGAAATGTCGGTGACAAGCGAGCGGAGGGACTTATCTTGGAAATCCGTCAGCCACTTAGCAACCGGCTCGTACTTCGTTGAAGTCTGACGGCGCAGGTCCGTCACGGTCACAACCTGCTGTTCTTTTACCTCAACTTGGGCGAGGAGGATGTAGGCTCGGTCGATCTCCGCGAACTGATCGTCTTCGAGGAAGGGTTCCACCGAAGAGACTGGACCGCTGGGACGCTGGTTGGGGAAGAGGGCCTCTCCGGTGTAAAGAACGTTGGTAACCTCCGCCAACCCGTCCCAAAAGAAGAACTTCCAGTAGCGAGCTGGCATGTCCCGCGACACGTTGAACCTCCAGCTCCCGTCGAAGTACGATTGAGCATCCAGAGTCCAGACGATGGCGTCCTCTGAAGAATACATCGCGCACCGTGCGGTCGATATGGGTGACCCTTCGAATTTGAACCCCTCCGCCGTGACTGGCTGAGTGAAATCTATGAAGATGGATGTCCCGGTGGTGTAATCTCCCGTGAATCCGTCCGGATCGGGCCTCCAGCTCCCATCGTCCACCTCGGAGAAGGCGTACTCGACGGGAAAGTAATTCGCCTCCGACGATGCCTTGTAGATGGACGGAGTGTTACTCAGGGAGTAGTCGGTGACCCTGTAGAGTACGTAGCCCAAGTCCTCGGGCTGCGTGTAGTTGAGGTAGTAACCTACTTGGTACGCGCCGTCCTGGACACCACCGGCGACGATGGAGCGTAGGTCGATTGCGAGTCCTGTCGTCGGAATCTGCCCGAAGGACCACGTGATCGTACCGCTCTGGATGACCAGGATGGACCCGTCATCAGGAAGTCTACCAACCTCAAGGGACCCGGGCCCAGACAGCGTCCCGAACTGCGGATCAATGTAGACGAGGCCGGTCTTTTCGTCGCCGAAATAATCGATTCGGTAGGCTTCCGACACACCGGGAAGGCGGTCGTAGATGGGCCGTCCGCTCTCGTAGCCCCAAACTGTCGGTTCCGGTTCGAGTCTTTTGACGCTCCGAGACTCATCGGAGATAATATCGAAACGCGAGAGACCAGTGACTGCGGGCCTAGCGGTTACTGGCCCAAGTAGCGATTCTGGAAGAACTTCCGTCATAGGGCGAGCGTCCCTTCACCGTAGTCTACAGGCTTGAACTGCGTTTTGGTCGGGGAGTAAGAGAGTTGCAGCGGGGAAGAAGATGTAGGAGCACTCTCCCACACAAAGTTATAGCTAGCCTTTTCGTTAGCCTTCGAGATGACCTTGAGGTTCGTGATCCCGAGCTTGGACGTCGAGATGCTAGGGCCGAGGCGGGATATGATCCGCTCGGACCCGTCGGCCTTCACCGTGAATTTGAGGAGGTTACCGAAGACCTCCTGGATGCGCGGAGAGTTAGGTTGAGTGCCGGCCCAGGTCTCAGCGGTGTCGGGAGGTGTGAACGATCTCGTCACGCGGTAGAACTTCTGGGAGTACGTCGTCGTGTCAAGAATCACATCCTCGTAGCGGTAGGTCGGATCGTAGTATTGCACCGTCTCCGCGCGGTCGGACCTGACAAACACGCCGTTGTCGAAGTAGGTTTCAAGGTTCATCAGAGGAGTGACGTGCTCCGTCGCCTCGTACACCCTGATCGAAGACCCGTTGCGGAATGTCGCGGCGTCTCCGGGCGCGAAGCGGAACATCTCCCTGAATGTCGGAATACCTCCGACTTCCTCGAGCCATCGCTGGCCGTTCCAGAAGTAGGTTCCGTAGTTCTCCTTAGCGGGGCCGACAACTTGGAGAGTCTCTCCCGTGACGAGGTCCCCGGCGCGTTGGATTTGCCCCTCGTCAATCAGGATGGACGTGAGCAACTCCGCGTTGATGATACGAGAGGAGGAACCCGCGAAGATCGTGTACTCGTAGCGGAAGACGCTTGGTTCCACCTCGATGATCAGGCCCTCGTCCACCATCTTATCGACGTCAGTCGTCACGGGCGTGAAGTCCGTGAGAGCTTGGAAGTAGCGCGGGAGCGGGAGATTGGACTCTAGGAGCCTCTTACACGTGGACGTGACGCTGTCGCAAGATTCGGCCTGGAGGAAGCAGTCCTCGAGCTCAGTGGAGTCGAAGCCTCCAAGAGACCGGAATCGGACGTACTCTCCGAGAGCAAATCTCGACTTGTAGCGGAACTGCTTGTTCGCAAAGAGCGGTCGGGCGGCGCAGTCGAGGTAGTCCACCACCTGGATCACCTTCACAAGGCCAACCTCGACGAGGAGATCCACCGCCTGCTTGAAGGTCTGATCCTCCTTCTTGAAGAATGTGAAGTCCGTGAGGACCTGAAGATACACTTTGCGGAAGCCGCCAAGTCTATCCGCGTAGCAGACATCCTCGGATACCACTCCCGTGAGAATCTGCTCTGGGTCCGGAGTTGATACGAATTCTCCCGCGGTGTAGGATTCCGCTTGAGAGAGGAGCTCGATCTGGATCCGTTGGGTTCCGATGAGACTCTGGTTCTGCGCCGTGCCAAGATTGGTCAGGTCGGCCAGCGGCGTGAAGTTCCTCTTAGCCACCCAGATCGGGTACCCGGGCCTGCGGTTAAGCGGTACAGACTGCGGAGTTCTAGGCTCGAAGGTTTCAGTGTTGAGGTCACCTCTCTCGAAGGCGACGATCTGAGGATCGTAAGCCCCGGCGCCGTTCAGTGCCGTGATCTGCTCCCCGACCACATAATCCGAGAAGATCTTAGCCTCCGAGACGAGGCCGTCAAGGATTAGGGTCGCGGGAGTTCTTCTTCCACTGTACGTAAAGTCCGCGAGGGCGACGTGCAAAGTCGTATCTTGGTCCGCGAGTACTGCTACGACATCGCCGGTCTTGTACTCTCCGGGCTCGAGATTCCTGATGATCCGAAAGTTCAGGTCTCCAATGTTCGCGTGGTAAGACTTGGTACCAGTAACGGGCGTGAAGTCTTCCAGCACGGGGAAGTAGACTGGGAGGGTTCCCGTGGAGTTGACCACTATGTCCCCTTTCTTCAGCACCGAGCCCGTCTCGAACGACTGTGGCTCCGCCACCTCAAACTCCGACTGGGCGATCGTCCTTGGGGAGTGGTACGCCACGATAGACGCGATGTCCGGGTCGATGTACTGGGTATTGGTCCCGAGTGTGAGCGAGAAGGACGTGGCGAGAGCGCCCTCCACATCGGACACGTTGGGCTCGTAGCTGACGGGGAAGACCGCGTTCGGAGTGAGGATGCCGAAGAGGTTGTTGCGGACCGTGCGAGTGAACTCCTGCAGATCGGCCGCGTAGGGCTTGTTCGGGTCGTAGTCGAGAATAATGGAGACGTCGACGTCGTCGACCTCCATGGAGTACACGGTGCCAGTGAACTCGGTCGGGAGGGAGAAGCGAAGAAGATTCTGCAGAGCGTTACGTTGCCCGCTCGTCAGGGGAGTCCCGTCCGGGTTCAGCACGAAGAACGCGACGGAAGGCGTACCGCTGACGAAGTCGGTAGAGTAACGGAAGGCGTCCTTCTCGGAGCGGCGCGGTAGCACGTTGACCGCTGCTCCAGGACCCAGGGCATCCGAAAAGAAATCCACCCAGTCCTCGGCCGAGACGGGATTGCGACGGCGGATGAGCGTGAAGAATCTTTCTTTGACCTCGGAGAGAAGCTCCGGGTCCTGACCGCCTACCGCAGCCTCCGTATTGAAGACGTTGAGAACCCCGGCCAACGATGTCACCGGCCTGACAATGGAGTTCCGAGGAACGTTTCCGCGAGTCCCCTTGAGAACCGCAACGGCCTGCACGGTCCCGGTCGTCTCGTTGGGAGGAATCCGGAGCAGCTCAGCGGTGACGAACGTGATTGATTCGCCGTTGGTCAGGTTGGGGTCCGTTGCGGCCTCGAAGCCGGCGAAGACAACAAAGTCTTGGTTGTGGGGGTTGATCTCAAACGTTAGATCGACTACGCTGCCAGCACCGGTTCGACGTTGGGCACCAAGAAACGGGCCGATCCACTCAACGAGAACGGCCTCCGGAAAAGAATTAGCAAATGCGAGAAGCTCAGCCTGAGCGAATGCCTGACCCTCCAATAGGGCCATGATGGGCGATCCGCTCGAAAAGTCGTTGATGGTCGCCCCGGAGGCCTCGTAGACCCTTTGAGCCGCGGCCGCAACCAGCTCCGACTCGTTCCTCGGGTCGAGCTCGATGGGAGGAAGAGGAGCGTAGTTCGGCATTTAGAAGAATCCTTCGTCGACGACTGGGAAGTTATTGATTCGCTCGTTGAGGATCTCCTTGGTGATCGCATCCTGCCCGTCGAGTTGGGCGTATTTCACTAGGAAGCTCTGGGAAGATCCGCCCTGGTTGTACTTGGCGTTGGTGCTCCAGAAGAGGGGGGAGCTCGCGGGATTGGTGTTGACTTGGTCTCCAAACTGCACGAGGCCCATGAAGCTCTTGCGGCCGGTGACCGGCGTGGAGCCGTAACTCTGGTCGGTCTCCAGGGTCATGAACACTCGGTCAAGACCGGTATCGCCGCCGCGCTGCACATCATTAGCGTTGATCGGGGCGAAGTGCCAGTCCGTATCGGCGCCGTCAAACTTGAGTTCCCGGGCCCCGTTCAACCACTGAGACGTAACAATTACACCCGGCCCAAACAGGGTCTTCATAAACCTTTCTATGGGATTTCTGGAGAGATTTTACCCTCACACATACTCAGCTCTGAAGCCCTTATGGGAGTTGCGATGACCCTTTAAGACATTGCATATTGCGCTGGCTGATCCTCCAATTGCTCGAGCCGCGGCTTGAAGAGACGGGTGCATGGTTTTTTCTCCTGTTGAAAGACTAATCAGCATGATGGGTCGGCTAGTTGCTTGCAAAGCTTTTTCTCTGGCTTTGGCCAATTGTCCGCTTTTTACAGCTGTCTTTCCTCCCTTTAGTCCACCCTGACGGCAAGTTTCTGACCGTTTTTCTAGTAAATCTTTGCGCCAAAGTCCTGTATTGTTTTTGACATTGCGAACCCCCTGGGTACGGCCGCCGCGCTTAGACGCTTCATCTTTGAAATTAGTCTTACCAAAATGTCTGTTCAAACACAGCGGATCGTTTATATCATAGTTACTTAGTTGCCAGAGCTTTTCTATCTCATACGCTTCTTTATGAGATTGACAATATAAATAGCATAGTACCTCCTTTGAAAACATAACCTCTTTCCACTTTTGCTTACAAATTGGAGAACCCCAGTATCCATCGCACAGTGGGTCATCACCTTTTTTCTTAGAAACTCCTGTGTAATAAGATCCGTCTACAAAGCGAATTAGATACAAATAATGAGTCCAAGTGTACTGAGTGAGTTTCATTTACTCCAATTGTTTACTAAAAGAATAAAAAAAAGTCCCCGTGAAGGGGACTTAAGCTTTGGTAACAGACTAAACTATCCGTACGTCCAGTCATTGATTGTGAGCACCAACTCGATGGTACCCACGTCGCCGGACTCGCGGTCCATCTCAGCGACGGTCAGCTGCTGGAGCTGACAACCGCTGAGAACGTACGCGGTGCTGTTGCTGTCCTCACCATTACACGTGGTCGGTTGGACCGTGATGGTGATGAACTCGCAGTTGTAATCTGCCCAAACTTGTTCGATCGCATGAGCGAGAACGGAATCGTAAGGGGCCGTAAGAGTGACGTCGTCCACGGAGCGGGGACCGACAACTTTATAGATGCGGTTGCCCGTGCCGTTGGCATACTGTCCGCTCTCCGCCGTATCAACGATCCCGGAGAATTGCGTCCAGATCGTCTCCAATCCGGAGATGGTGACGATAAACGCTGACTTAGGAATTGGCGTGATGACAGGCATTGGAGATCCTCCTTATGGGTTTGACAGTAAAGGAGAGATCAGGCGAACACGTCGTCGATATAGAAGCCAGAACCGAAGGCACCGTTAGCGCCGAGGCCGGTGATGTTCACGGCACGCTCGACGGTGATCTCAGCGCGGACCACGCGACGCTCACGGATGTAGTACTCAGGACGGACAGCGGGAGTGCCAGTCAGCTGGTAAGTGTAAGCGAAGGCGGGAGTAGCGGCGTTGGCTCCACCAGCGGGCATCACGGAGTCGGAGGCGCTCAGCGGGCTGTAGAACAGCAGCACAGCGTTCTCGGGGAACACGGGGGTCAGCTCACCAGTAGTGTTCAGGCGACGGCCCTCAGCCACGCGGATGCCGCGCTCGAGACCGAAGTAGCGTGCAAGCACGTCCACGTCGATCGAGTCGGCGGTGGTGAACTGAATGCGGTCCAGGATCGCAGCGTTGGTCAGCAGGCTGTCGAACACAGCGGTGCCGATCACGGCGCTGTTGGGACGGATGCCGATCTGGTTGGACACAGCGCGCTTCCAGTTGAGCACGTCCACGATGGGGTTATTGCCCACGGTGCCCCAGTCGTTACCGCCAGTGGCGATACCGAGACCGCCAGCACCGGCAGCGTACAGGGTCCAAGTGGCAAAGCCCAGGCCCAGGCTGGTGGCAGAGGTAGCCTCGTAGTTGGCTACGGTGCTCACGGCATCGGCCACGGTCACCTCGTAGCTGTTCATCAGGCGGGACATCGCGTTGCGAGTCTCGATGGCGCGCAGGTCCACCTGAGCAGGGCCTTCACCGGCGTTCTCGATCACTTCCTCGGGCAGTTCCCAAGCGATCACTTCTTGCTCGAGCGCGTAAGCGTCGGTGTCGAAGCGGCTCTGGACGGCCGGGATGTTGGTGCCGTATGCGCGGCGGTAGTCCTGGATAGCAAAGGCTTCCTTGCCGAAACGCAGGATTTTACCAGCGCGGGTGGGGGTGTCCACCACGGGGGCAATGAAGTTAGCGATGCTGGTCTCGGGCAGCATGAAGCCCTGAGCCAGAGTGGTCAGAATAGGGTCGACACCACCGTAGGTGTCACGAAGATTCATCATTGACTTTAAGTCTCCTTCTGCAGAAGATTTGAGACGGTCTTGGGCTTACTCGGAAGACCGAAGCCAAGACCTGGATAATCAGCCTAACTCAGCTGAAGCTTACGAGCACGAAGTCCTCGCCGCCTTGGGTGAGCACTTCGCGGATGATCGGGGTGGTGCCGTTGACGGTCACGGCAGCGCCGGCGCCAGTGGTCACAGCCTGACCGGTGGCATTCACCTCGAGGGCACCACCAATGTCTCCAGCCACAGGCACGTTAGCACCAGCTTCGGCGGAGATGAGCAGCAGACCGGAAGTAGCCACGGTCAGCATGCGCACCTCGTCGGTGGCGAAACCGGTAGCGGGCACGTTATCGTTCAGGGTGAACTGAGCCACGCCCACCGACTCGCCGCCGTTGGATTGTTGAACAAGCAAGGGTACGGTGCCGGGAGCCGCGGTCAGTTCGACCACGCGGAACTCGTTTACAGCGGTGCCTTGAGCAACCTGGAAACTTTCTGCAAATCTTGTATACTGACGCCCGTAACAGGGAGCAGCCATAGTTTTTCTCCTAAGATGAAAAGGATATCAATTGCCGTCTTTTCTTAGACGGGTCTTCACA